CCCGCTTACATCATGTTAATGCGTCCCATAATCATGTACACTTTCTCCCCTGACACTGTGGCTGGCTCCCTCCCCGATGGTCGCTTCTGCACGAATTCTGACAACACCATCAGTGCTTACTCACGCACTGGTTCCGTCTACACGCATCCCCTCTGGGAATACGTTGCGGACTATGGTGTGGTCCATGGTTGGTTCCACTCCTATTTCTTCCATGTTAGTCACCGTCGCATTGCAAGCTCTCACTGGTCCTATGTCTTGATTACCCCTATCTCACGTATTCCCCGCGTATTCACGTTCTTCCTCGGCAACGTCCCAGAATTTGGTCGACGCAAATTTGCCGATGGGAGTTTCGTTTCCTCCCGCTACCTCACCTCCAGCAATGGCTCAAATTATAGCATTGCGTCTCCCTCTAGCCCTTATTCCGCTGAGGTTCCTGAGACACTCGTTCAGTCACTCCGCCATCGCATGCTTGCCAACCCAAAAGCATTCAGCGTTGGCAGTGTTGAGGTCGTCTACCGTAATTGTATTGACGAACCCGAAGTGACGAGCTTTTGGCAGGTGCCACTCCTCTACCATTACATTCTGGCTTCCACACGCGCCCAGCTTTTACGCTCGGTGCCCAATGACACTGTAAATTATGTCACTGTGGTTGCGAATCGTGAGGTTGACGAGGTTGGCAATGTTGGTCGCGCGATCCACCCACCTATGGTTGTTGGTGGTGGTGTTGCCGGGAGCGGCAGCACCACTGAGGAAATTGCGATTGACGCTCGCATAACGTCTCTCCTTGAAAAGGATTCTCAGCTTTCCGAGACGTTTATTTGTTACGCCCGTGAGTTCATCCGCTCCCTTGCGCCACCCAAGCCCTTGGTGCCCATCCCTCTCGAAGAGGTCGTTGAAAAACAGGATCGCCCTAGTCAACGCGCCGAGAATGTCCGTAATGACCCAGTCTACGGCCTTGGTGATGTCGGTTACAAAACGTTTCCGAAGGTTGAGCCCGTCGCCAAAATCACCCATCCGCGCCTCATCACCTCTAATTCCGCTGACCACCGCCTACGTATGTCACGGTTCACGCTCGCAATCGCAAAGCATCTCCGTAACACCACCAAATGGTACGCATTTGGTCGTTCACCCGCTGAGATTGCTGATCTTGTGGTTGATCTTGCTGTCAAACATTCCCGAATAAAACCAGGGGATTATTCAAAATATGACAGCAGGTTCACCCAAAATCTTGTCCGCGCTTGCCGAGAACTTGGTGACACCCTCTTTTCCGAAGAGGACGCTCGCCAATTCGCCAACCTCGTCACTGCTGAAGTTAACCGCCGTAGTACTACCCGCAACGGTAACAGCTTCCGCACCGGTTCGTCCGTCACCTCCGGACGACCCGGTACCGCCGTACTCAACACCTTTTGCAACGCTTTGATTAATTATATCGCGCTGCGCGTTTCTGGCCGCTCTCATTCTGAGGCCATTGAGATGCTTGGTTTGTACGGCGGGGATGATGGCGCTGCACCCGAATTCAACGATGCGCTTTTCATCCGCGTCGCCAAAGTTTTTGGTGCTGTCTTAGAGCTTGAACCCGTCACTAAGTGGGTTCCCTTCCTTGGCCGTATTTACATCAACCCTGCTTCTGGTTCACCTGACTCCATTTATGATGTCCGCCGCTTTGTTAAGAAGGCGCACATCACCGTCGCCACCCCCGATGTTCCGCTCGCATTGGCCGTTCAACGCAAAGTTCTCGGCTTCCGTGCTACGGATTCGGAGACTCCGCTGATCCGCGATTGGTGCAAATCGATGAACCTTAAGTATGGTGAACATTCAGGGCCGATCACTGCCCGCTCCCGTGACATCACATACGATGCCATGTCTGTTTTGCTCAAAAGCAAAGCAACATTTCCCCAACGTCACCATGATGACCCAGAACTCAGTGCTCTAATGCATGAGTTGCTTGGCCCTGATTACCCGCACCTCCTTGAGTGCGCAAAATCTGGTGAATTTCCAACCCCCGTTGAGGTACCCACCGTAAGTGCGCCCGTGATCATGAACGGGACCCTGATGTTCCCATGTACTGACATCAAACAGTTAGCCAAGCTCCCCTCCCGCTCCGCGAAGTACAAGAAAGAGAAATCCGTCAGTTCTAACGTTCATTACGACTGGCGCAAGGTTCCTCTCCCTGAGAACGCAGTATCCCCTTCTCTTTTGAAGGATCAGCCTGCTCCAGTGGTTTCTGTTGCATCGCCCCAATCACCACCGTATTCGCCCCATTCACCCACATCGCCCCCCGCCGATCCGCCTATACGTCACCTGCATCCCTTAGCACTTCCCGAATCCACACGTTCGCCCTCTCCTCCACCAATCCCTTCCCCATTCACTCTTGATCCACGTTCGCTCGGGCCTTTGATACGTTATGTCGACACAGATCGTCCTCAGACAACCGAATCAGCCCGTCCGTCGCCGCAAGCGTCGCAACCCCCGTCCAAGCAACCAACCAAGAAAGCGAAGACGCGCCGGTACACGTCGCACTCGACGTCGAGTCGGAATGGCAAGCCGCAATAACCCTCTCGCTGGCCTTACGCCCGGGGGTGTCGGATTCATTAAGTGTGTTACGTCGGCACCCGATTTTGACTCTTCTGGGAGTCGCGGTGTGCCTGACATGTATGCTGGTCGCACTCTGCCGCGTCAACACACCCTCAATTCCGCCATTGCCTTCGCCGGTGGGTCCGATACGTACATTATCGTCCCTCCCGTTCCTGGAACTTCCTACTGGACCACCGCAGTCGCAATTGGCACATCTATCGCTGGTGCCACTTGGACCGAGGTTTTGTATCAAGACTTCTCCTCCCTCTTTAACACCAACGGTGCTTACACCCAAAACGTGTCTTCTTTCCGCTACAGTGCTTTGACTGCGGAATTAGAATCAACCACGAATGACATGAATTGGGTCGGTAACATCACAGTCATGCGCCAACCCATCCGTGCGCCTCTGATTGTTGACCTGACCGCCACCGCTCTCGCCACCCCATTTGCCACCCGCACATTAACCGGCTTTAATGCTCTTGGTGCTCCTACGCTCTCAGACGTTTACATCGCCCCTTTTAATAAGGGCGCTTACAGCGTCTCCATGAACCGTAACGCTGAGTTCAATTTTGAGCCCGTACTGCTCCAGTCCACCCCCAGTCTTTCCCTAGCAAACGACACGGGTGGCGCTGTCCTGTCGCACTTTACAGGCATGTCCGACCTTGATTCAATTATCATAAAGGTATCGGTTCCTGGTTCAGTCACTATGTCGGGTATCATCCGCACTTGGGTTTGCGTCGAGTATACTCCATCTATCACTAGCGCGCTTTACCAATACTCCGGCCTATCTGCCGATCCAGACTACCGCGCTCTCATGCTTTATCGCCAACTCATGCAAAACCTGCCCATAGCCGTAGCTTATGCTGACAACGCGACCTTTTGGCAACGTGTACTCTCACTTATTCGTGGTATCACCAATGTTACCAACTCCTTACCTGGTCCCGCCGGCGTCATCTCTAATGGCGTCCGCGCTATCACTGAAGGTATTGCTTCCATTTAGTGCTTTGTTCTTTGCTTTTCTTTTACTTTCGTCTTTGCTTTGTTCTTTTCCGTGTTTATTGAGTTTATCTCCACGACGTTTTACAATCAATCTGGTTCCTAAATCTGTGGAATCATCGGTTCAAGTCCGTAATAAAAATGAAGTCCTGTATGACTTTAACTTACCGCAGTTGCCTGACCTTCAGAAAGTCGAGGTGTGGGACTTAAAT